CGGTGCTGTCGGCGCGCTCGACCGTCAACGAGCACTACTTCGTCTACGACCGCAACCTCGTCGCGCTGTTCGACGGCCTCGGCGCGATGAAGAAGAGCACCGACGGCGCGACGTGGACGCAGATGGGCATCACGCCGCCTGCTGCCGCGCCGGTCTTGTCGCTGCTCGCAGGCGGGTCGCTCGTCGCGGGCAACGTCTACGAGGTGGCGGTCACCTACAGCGACGGCACGTTCGAAAGCAGCGCGTCGCCGGTCGCGACGATCACGCCGACGGCGGGCAACCTGACGATCCACGCGAACATCGCCGGGAGCGCCGACCCGCAGGTCACGACGAAGTACTACTACTGCCGGAACGTGACGGCGGGCGAGTCGGTGCTGCGCCGCGCGGGGTCCAGCCCGAACACCACGACGTTCCTCGACATCTCGACGCCCGGCAGCTTCTTCCCCGACGGCGTGGAGATGCCGACGAAGAACACGGTGCCGGGCGCGTTCAGCTTCGGCGTCGTCTGGCGCAACCGCTGGTGGGCGCGCGACGCGGCGATCACGAACCGGATCTGGTTCTCGGAGATCTTCCTGCCGCAGGCGTGGCCGGGCCTGTACTACCTCGACATCCCGTTTGAACGCGGCGACCGGATCACGGCGCTCATCGCGCTCGGCGACACGCTCATCGTCTTCGGCAACACCGGGGTCTACCTGATCATCGGGCAGACCTCGCTCGACTTTGAAGTGCGCCCCAGCGCGGGCGCGGTGGCCGGGGCGGTCGGGCCTCGCGCGGTCTACCAGATCGAAGCGGGCGTGCTGCACGGCAGCGACGGCGGCGTCTACCTCTTCGACGGCGCAAGCGACTCGCTGCTCTCGGACGACATCTGGACGGCGTGGCAGGACATGATGACCCACGTCGCGCCGACGGACATTCAGCGGATCGCCCTCGTGTATCACCCGCAGCGCAAGGAGGTGCGGATCGCGGTGCCGCGCCTCTACGACATCTCGGTGCCGGGCGAGTGGGTGCTCGACCTCTCGCGCACGAAGGCCGCAGAGGGCACGTCGGCGTGGACGAGCACGACGCGCACCATCGGCGGCTACCTCCCGTGGGACGGGCGCGAGGCGAGCGCAGGCGACTCGGGGCGGCTCTGGTCGTGGAAGCTGGCCTCGGGCGAACTGGCGGAAGAGTCGATCCCCGGCGCGGGCGAAGACGGCGCGGACATGACGTGCTACTACGAAGGCCCGGCGCTGCTGCCTGCCGCGCGGCGCTGGGCGCGCTTCATCGAGATGTTCGGCGAGTACCGTCCGACCTCGGGCACGTTCAACATCGAGGTGATGGTGGACGACCAGTCGATCACGGTGCTGCCGATTGACGTGACCGGCGCGGGCGTCTCGCTCTACGGGCTGGGAGTGTATGGTGTCGCCAGCTACTCGGGGCGGCAACGGAAGTACTTCACGTCGATGCTGCCGCTGACCGCCGAGGGCAACGCGATCACGCTGCGCGCGACCTACGTCGGCATCGGGCTGTTCAAGTGGTTCACCTACGCCATAGGCGTGCGGCCTGAGCCGCAAATGCGAGGGTTCAACTGATGGCGAGCTATCCTGCCGCCCCCGTCGTCTTCCCGGCCCGCAGCGACGGGCAGACCGTCTTCGCGCAGCACATGAACGCGGTGCAGGACGAGATCGCGGCCATCGAGGCGTCGCTGGTCGGCGGCACGCTGCCGAACCCGCAGCGCATCGTGGGCACGAACCCGACGCTCGTGCTGGACGACAACCAAGGCGGCGGCGCACTCTCGAAGGTCCGGCTGAATAGCGACGTGAACGGCAACGTCAACCTCACCAGTAACGCGGACTACCCCGGTGGAGTGTGGACGGCTGATGACGTGGCGTCGCTCTCCGCGCTGTTACAACTCCAGCCCCAGACCGGTCGCCTCGTTTTTTACAACGCGCCCGTCGGGCCGAACCCGCGCAGCTTTAACGTGCTGTTCCAAGTGCAAAGCGACGGCAGCATCCGCGAGCGCGGACGGGCGGCGGCGCTGGGCGACTGGACCAACGTGCCGTTCAACGCGGCGGACTACACCGGCAGCGGCTCGATGACATGGCCGGTGATCGCGGGCAACGTCGCTTTGTTTCGCTACGCCATTGCAGGGAAGACGGCCTTCGTGCAGATGGACATCACTGGCGCGGTGCTGGGGGGCACGGCCTCGTCGGCGCTGCGGGTGGCCCTGCCCGCCGCCATTACGCCCGGCGGGACCGGGGCGCAGCAACTGGTGCTCCCGGCGTGGATCCAGACGCAAGCCTCCAGTTTGGCGACCGGCGCAGTCGGCATCGTGGTCATCACCGGAGGCGTCGCGCGGATCGACTTCTATTGCACGCCCCTGACGAACACGAACTGGACGCTCGCCGTCGCACCGCGCGTCAACGGGTCATTCGCGTTTCAGATCCAGTGAAAGGCGATGGCGCAGACCAGCTACGTGAATCAGGTGCTCGCGGGGTTCCCCGCCGATCAGCGCAAGGCGCTGCAGTTGGCGTTTGAGTACGTGCTCACGAACCTGCGGCTCGGGCGACCGGACCCATCGAGCCGCGCCGAGAACCTGCAGTTGTACTATTTCGACGGCGTGACGGCGTCGGTCGCGAACACGGAGTTCTCGATGGTGCATGGGCTGGCGGCGGTGCCCTACAACATGATCCAAGTGCTCCCGGTGAGAATCGTCGGCGCGCAGATCGTGCCGCTGCGCGTGACGCGTGCCGCCGACAACAACCGGATCTACCTCGCGTCGTCGGTCGCGAACGCGCCCTTCATGGTCGCGCTGGAGGTCTGATGGCCTACGGCTACAACTCGCAAGGGCAGATTGTCTGGGTGGACCAGCCCGGCGGGGCGACGGCGTTCGACCCGCACTCGGGCCAGTCGCATCCCATATCGAGCAGCACGCCAATCATCGCGTATGGGCCGAACCGAAACATCACACCGGGTGTCGGGTGGATCGACCCGGCCACGCAACACGTCGCGCCGCAGTCGTCCGAGGAACTGGGGGCGATCTACGACCGCTCGCCCAGCGGGACGCCGGAGGGCCGGGCGAAGTTCATCGCCGCGATGCAAGCGCCCGACACGCGACGTGCGCCAACCCAAGACACTTCTGGCCCGATCTGGAACATTATCCGGGGCAAACTCCCGCCGGGGAAGAAGTACGACTCGCAGGGCAACATCGTCAACACGACGTTCGCCGAGAAGTTCGACACGGGCCTCAACAACGCAGCGGCCTACGGCGGCGCGGGCCTCGGCATCGCCGCTGGTGGCCTCGCGCTTGGCGCGCTCGCGGCGGGCGCGTATGGTGGGGCCGCAGCAGGCGGGGGCGGCGCGGCGGCAGCGGGGAGCGGCAGCGCGGCGCTGCCTGCGGGCTGGGCACCCGTGGCGATGGGCAGCGGTGGGGCGTGGGGCGGCGGCACCGCCGCAGGCGGCGCGGCAGCGGGCCTCGGCGGCGCAGGCACCGGGCTGGCGATGACCCCGGAAGGCGTCCTCCTGCCCTCGGCGGCGTCGGCGGGCGGCAGCACGGGCCTCGGGGCGACGGGCGATCTCGTCTTCGGATCCGGGTTCGGCGCGGCCCCGACCATCGGCGTGCCAGCGGGCACGTTTGGGGCGGGCACTGCCGCAGCGGGCACGGCGGGCGCGGGCACGGCAACCACGGTGGGGGAGACGTTGGCAAAACAAGCAGCCAAGACCGGCGCGCAGACGGCGGCGAAGAAGGTGATGAAGGCGGGCGCCGTCGTCGCGCCTGCGGTCGCCGGGCTGTATGCTGCGACGCGGGGCGGGAGTGGAGGCGGGTCGATGGACATGAATCAGGCGCTCACGGCGCTCCTGCAGCAGCAGCAGGATCAGATGCAGGAAGAGTCGCCGCTGCGGAAGTTGCTGCTGTCGCAGCAGGCCGGGATGCTCCCGAGCTACATGAAGCGGGATCCGCAGTACCAGCAGTGGCTGCAGAACAGCGCGCCCGCCGCGCAGAGCGCGATGAACGCGGCGGTGCAGCGCCCGCCGTATCTCACGTAGGAGGTTTCGATGGCGTCCCCTTCGCCCTACTACAACCCCGGAGGCCCGCCCGCGCAGTACGGCGGGTCGTCGCCGAGCTACACGCCTCCGAGCTACGCGCCGTCGCCGATGGCGGGGTGGGGCGCACCGTCAACGAGCAGCGCCAGCGCCCAACCGGACACCAGTCCGTTCGGGAACTTCTTTGACGACCCGACCTCGCAGCCGATCAACACCGCGTGGAACCAGCGGATGACGCAGTTGAATCAGGCCGCGCCCAGCTACGGTGACATCACCAGCACGCTCGGCAGCTACCTGCAGCCCGACCCGCGCTTCAACGCGGGCCTCGCGGCGCTCGCGGGCGCGGCGGGCGGCAGCGCCGCGCAAGCGAAGGTGCTCGACAACCCCTACACCGCGCAGTTCGCGACGGCGACGCAGAACCGGATGAAGGAACTGAATCAGGATCCGTTCTCGTCGTCGGACGAGGCGGCGCTGAAGGCGCGGTTCTTCGACTCGCTCGCGCTCTCGCGCGATGACGCGTACAAGCAGAACGCGCAGCAGATGGCGTCGCGTGGCCTCGCGCCATCGAGCGGCGTCGCGCAGGCGCTCGGCGCGGAGACGAGCGCGGGCTACCAGAAGGCGCGAGCCGGGCAGCAGCAGGCGCTCCTGCAGTACGTCACCGACGAGCGCAACCGGCGGCGCGACGCGGCGGTCGGGATGTCGGGCAACCTGCAGCAGGCGGGGCTGGCCGACACCTCCGAGAAGCAGGGCGCACTGACGAGCAACGCGTCGCTGGCGAACCAGTGGCAGGCGACCCGCGCGAGCATCCTCGGCAACGTGCTGCAGGCGATCCAAGGGCAGCAGGGGCTGGGCCTCAACGCGGCGACCACGATGGCGTCGCTGCGGCGGCAGCAGTATCTGGACGACAACCAGCGCGGCGCGGACCTGCTGCAGACCTCGGCGCTGCCGAACGCGCTGACGCAGGCGCGGATGCAGGCGCTGCAGCAGACGCTGGCGGGCGGGCCGACGAGTCAGTCGCTCTTCGGCCAGTACAGCCAGATGAACGCGCAGCAGATCGCGCAGGCGCAGGCCAACGCGCAGCGCAACGCGGCCATCTGGGGCGCGGCGGGCCAGATCGGCGCGGGCGTCGCGAACAACATCAACTGGGGTCAGGTCTTCTCGTAGGCGCGACCGATGGACAACTTCCAGCAACTGCTCGGCAACCCGAACCCGCTGCAGGCGCTCCTGCAGCCGCAGTCGCCGTACGCGATGCCGGGCATGGCCTCGATGGAACCGACCGCGATGCCGGATCTGTCGGAGCTTGCCGGGCCGGGCGCGTCCAGTCCGCTCGCCGCCATCGCGTCGGCGATCAGCGCGGGCGGGGCGGGCGGCACCGCGCCGATGGACGAGGAGCCGAACTACGACGGCCCCAACGCGGGGTCGGCGGCGGCGGGCCTCGGGCCTGACCTGCAGCAGTCGCTGGGGCTGGGCGCGGGACCGTCGGCGATGACCGGCAGCGGCGACGCGGACGCGGGGCAATACACGCTGGGCGTGACGCCCGTCAGCACCGGCTACACACCGCCGCCGCGTCCCCCGGATCCGCTCGATGAACGCACGCTGCACCCGAGCGGCACGCGCAACATCATGCAGGGCGTCATGCCCGGCATCGCCGCGCTGATCGCCGGGCTGACCGGCGGCAAGGAGTCAGCAGCGGCGGTGCTGCAGGGCGCGAACGCGGGGAACCAAGCCTACAACGCGGACCTGAAGGAGCGCGGCCTGCGGAAGTATCAGCAGGCGCAGCAGAGCTACGCGCGGGACCACCAGTTGTGGCAGGACGAGCAGCAGCGGCTGGAGCACAACACGTCGATCATCGCGTCGCTCGCCGAGAAGGCGAAGTCGTTCGCGAACCCGGCTGACGGCCTCGCGTGGCTGAAGTCGCAGGAGGCGATCTACGCCAAGCAGGGCGTCAACGTGATGGACGCGTGGAAGGGCGTCGAGGTCGGCGCGGACACGCGGCGGAAGGACTACCTCGCGGGCAAGCTGAAGACCGTGATCGACACCATGCGCCAGCAGGCCAAGGACAGCGGGCGGGTGTTCGATGAATCGAAGCTCGATGACAACATGGCGATCCGCATCGACGGCGAGACGAAGCCGCTGTCGGTGTGGCGCGAACTGGCCGACGCGTTGCCGCCGTCTGCCGGGCGCGGCGCGACGACCTCGGCCATCGAGCAGAAGGTCGAGAGCGACGTGCAGGATCAGATCGCGATCATCAGGGCGCGGACGGGCCGCGAGCCGCTGACCGCCGAGGTGTCGCAGATCCGCAAGGACGAGTGGAACAAGGTTGCCACCGAGCAGGATCAGTCGGAGGAGATGAAGAAGCTCGCACTGGAGCACGCACGCAAGGCGAACCGCTACCTCGACGCGACGACCGCAGAGGCGCTGGCGAAGGCGCACGCGGGCGGCGGCATCACCTCGCAGCAGGACATCTTCGCGCGAAGCCGCATGGCCGAACTGTCGCGCAATAAGGTCTTCGTGCAGGCGCAGGCGCAGGGGAACCTCTACGACCAGTTCCTGCAGACGATGAACGACCCGCACCCGAACGGCATCACCGACCAGACGCTGATCGCGGAGTTTATCCGCGCGAAGCATCCCGGCTCGGCGCGGGTCGGCGATCAGGAAAGTATGCGGATCGAACTGGCGCGAGCGGGCGTGTCGAACCCGCAGGCGATAGCGGCGCAACTGTTCAGCGGGACGGCGCTGCTGCCGAAGCAGCGGCAGGAAATGGCCGACGTGCTCAAGCGGTCCTACGAGGCGTCGCGGGCGGGGGCCGAGATGCTGATGGACGGCTACCAGTCGCAACTGGAAGCGCGGCAGATCCCGCCCCAGCCCTATCTGCTGCCGGGGGTCGGGTCCACCCACGATCCGATTCGCCCGAAGTGGCAGCGCGACCTCGACGCGAAGGACGCCGCCGAGGAGGCCGCGCAGAAGCAGACGCAGATGTTCCGCCCCGGCAGCGTGCAGGCGTTTGAGGGCGGGGCCGCTGCGCCTGCGGGCACGCCCGCGCAGATTCGCGCGAGCGGTGGGCGTCCGTTGATCCCCGGAGCGCAGGCCGCGCAGGGGAAGGCACCCGCGCAGGCCGGGTCGAGCGTGGTCACGGACCCCGAGGGTAAGGGGATGGTGATCACCGATCCCAACGACGGCAAGCGATACCAGATCCTCGGGAAGAACGCGGCGGGGCAGTACGTGAAGAAGGAACTGTAGATGGCGAAGGGCGACATCAGCGTCGGCTTCGGCGGCATGGGGCCGTCGGACGTGCGGGCCAGCGGGATCCCGTCGATGGCCGACTCGGTCACCGTGCCTGCGGACGACACCAGTGCGTCGTGGCTCGACCGGCTGCTGGAGTCGGTGGCCGGGCCGAAGATGACCGAGGATCCGAACTACGGCCCCGACAGCACGATGGCGCAGTTGTACGACAAGTACGCGCGTCCGATGAACCCGCTGAACCTGCTCGTCGGCGCGGCGAAGGAAGTGCCCGCGCTCGCCGCGAAGGTGCCGCTCAACGCGACGCGGTTCGCCGCGCGGTTCTCGCCCGACCCCAACGCCGAGCAGTATCTCAGCGGCGACGACCCCGAGAGCATCGGCGCGAAGATCGACGCGCTCACGAAGACCGGCGCTCTCAGTCCGCGTGACTTCGGCCAGTCCGTTGGCGCGGCGGGCACCGACATCATGGCGATGGTCGCGGGCGACGAGGCGGCGGGCCTGCCTGCGCTCTCCGAGGCGCTGCCGTCGGCGGTCAAGGGTCTGCCCGGCTTGGCGAAGACCGTGGACTGGGCGGGCACCAACATCGGCAAGGGCGGGCTATACGGGCAACTGCTCGACAACGACGCGGAGACGGGCGCGGTCGCAGGCGGCATCGGCGGCGCGGCGGTCGGCTCCGGCGAGGCGGTGCTGTCGCGGGCTGCGCCGTTTCTGGAGAGCGCCGCCGAGAAAAGCCTCGGGCGCGTCATCGCGCCGGGCAAGGAGGCGTGGAAGAAGTTCGTCGGCAAGAACGCGCAGGACATCATCCGCGACGTGCCGCTGTCGGCGGCTGCGCCGTGGCGCGAGGGCGGCGGGCTGCAGGGCATCGTGGACTACGCGCAGCAGCAGGCCGACAACATCGGCGTCTCGCTCGACGCCGCGTACGCGCAGCGGCTGCAGCCCGACATCGCGCCGAAGCTGAAGGGCATCCGCGATCAGATCCGTTCAACCGCCGACAACCTGCTGCAGGCGCACGGCATGGCCGTCGTGAACCTCGCGCCCGAGTCGAAGCAGGCGCTGGAGGAGATCCGCGCGTCGCTCGCCACCGGGCGCGGCGCGTTGAACCCGAAGGACACGAATATCTCGGTGCTGCAGGATGCGGCCAGCCGCCTGCAGGAGGTGACCAACGGCCTCGGGTCGGAGATGGCGCAGGTCGGCACGGCCAGCCCGCGTGCGTTCCAAGGCCAGTTGATCCAGCGCGGCATCGCGCGTGGGGCGCAGAGCACCGCCGAGCAGGGCATCGCGCGAGCGATGGGCGACATCGACAACGTGATCAGTGGCGACCTCGTCGGCACGCGGATGGCGACCGAGCCGCTCGCGCGACGGATCGACAAGCTGCGGATGAACTTCGGCGACACCAACGCGGCGGGCGAGTTCGTCTCGACCGACCCGGCGTTCAGCAGCAGCATCGAGAAGCTCGCCGCGACGGTGCGATCGTACGGGCCGGAAATGAACGCGCAGCAACTGCGGAACCTCGCGCAGGACTGGGGCAAGATCGTCTCGGGCGCGAACGGGCGCGGGTTCCTCTCCCCGATGGCCGACGAGTCGATGAAGGGCGCGATGCGGGCCGCACGCGGCGAGGTCGAGACGACGCGCGACGCGCTGATGGGCACTAAGGTCCGCGACCAGAGCAACGAGCTTGCGTTCTGGAAGCGCCTCTCCGAGGCGGCGGAGAGCACCGCCGAGCGCCGCGTCGGCCACATGGGCGGCGGGCTGTTCGGCTCGATGGCGACGCTGGCCGGGGTGGGCGGCGGCGAATATGCCGCGCACGCAGCGGGCCACGGGCTGGTCGGAAGCCTCGGCCTCGGCGCGGGCGGCGCAGCAGCGGCGGCGGTGACGGTGCGCGTGATGCGCTCGCCGATCTACAACCTGCTGTCGGCGAAGACGAAGCTCGCGATGGCGAGTGCCCTGCGGAAGGGCACCAACGCGGCGCTGGGGACCGCGATGCGCCGGGCGCTGCTGGAACTGTCGCTGCTCAACCACGGCGGGCTGTCCGCGCTCGGGCACACCGACCTGACCGCCACCGAGGCCGACGCCGAGCACCACAACATCATCAACGGGCGCGATGTGACGCCGGGCGTGCTGGAGTCGGCCAACCCCGACACCGTCTACGGCGCTGGCGGCAGCGTGGACCCCGGCATCGAGCACAACCAGCGCCTGCTGCAGCAGCAGGATCAGATCGACCAGAGCATCGAGGAGGCCGCGCCGCCGCTGGACCCGCAGACCGAGAGCCGCGTCTACGACAAGCTCGCGAACACGCAGGTCGCGTCGGCGGGCCTGAGCCGCCTGCCGGAGTGGCTGCAGACGCAACTGGTGAACGCGCCCGACCTCGGCGCGACGCACCCGCATCTGCAGAAGCTGGCGAACCTGATCGCCGAGCAGACCTCGCCGCTCAACCTCGCGTTCCTCGGCGACGAGGCGCTGCGCCCGCTGGCGGCGGGCACGAAGCTCGCCGGGGCATCGGAGATGGTCGGGAAGGGGCTGGCGGCGGCGATGGCCGCTGCGGGCCTCCAGACGGGCCTAGAAGGCGTGCAGGAGGGCCGACCGGGCAAAGTCATCGGCGGCGGCGTCCAGACCGCCCTAGGGGCGCTGGGGCTGCGTGGCGGGGGTGTGGCGGGCGCTGCCGAGGAAGCGGCGGCGGCGCTGACGCCTGCGGCCCGCCGGGCGGGTGGGTTCGCCACCCGCGTCGGGCAGGGGCTGGCGGGCGCGGGGAAGGCGGCGGTCATCGGCCCGGCCATCGGGCTGGCGTCCACGGCGCTCGCGGACACCGACCTCGCCAAGAGTCTGATCCCCGACGACGAGACGCGCAACGCCGTGTTCAACGCGGCGGGTATGGGTGCAGGCGTGGTCGGCCTCGGCATGGCGGCGGGCAAGGGGATGAAGGGGCTGCGCGAGGAGGCCGCTGCGGGGCGGCTCAAGGCGGTCACCGAGCACCTCGACACGCTCGACCCGGCGACGAAAGCCTCGGTCGTGGACGAGGTCGCGCAGGCGTTCCCGGTGCTCGACGGTTACCACAAGCCGACCGCGCACCTGACCGACCGGATGCTGGCGAAGCGTGCCGCCGATCTCTCGCCCGAGGCGCAGCAGGTCGTGGGCACGCTCCGCGCGGGGCTGGCGAAGGGCGACAAGATCGCGCCCGCCGAGATGCAGGCGCTGATCACCGGGCGCGAGTACGTCCCCGACCGCACCGTGCGCGACCTGCACCGCTCGAAAGACCCTGACGCCAAGACGCTGCCCGGTGCGCCGTTCGACGTGACCTCGCGCTCGCATGAGAACACGCGGCTGAAGGAGTACATGCAGCTAGTCAAGGAGGGGAAGGACGGGTGGGACTGGTACGAGAAGGGCGGGCGCGCGGTGATGTTCCACGCGAACGACGACCCGGCCTTCGCGCGGCAGATCTCCGAGGCGCTCGCGTTCACCTCTCCGGCGACCGAGGTGCTCGTCAACGGTGGCTTCGGCTTCAAGGGCGTGAATCAGGCGCGAGCGGGCGTGCCGATAGAGACGGGGCGGTTCCCGGCGCGCATGAGCCGCGAGATCGGCGACGTATTCTCCGAGGTGGGCAGCGGCGCATCGGGGCTGAAGGTCAGGCCGTTTCGGGACGCGCTTGCGCGGGGTGGGGACTTCAAGGCGGGCGACACGCCGGAGCGCCCGGTCAACGACATCTGGCAGGGCGAGGCGTGGGGCTACATCAACCCCGACGGGACGCCGCTGCGGCGCGGGTTCACGGCGGAAGAGCACAAGTGGATGGACCGGATGAGCGACAAGGCGCTCGCCGCTGCGAAGAGCGACCCGGCGCTCGCGGCGCTCATCCCGAAAGACGCGGGCGAGTGGACGCTGTCGCGGCTGCAAGCCGCTGCGTGGGTCGGCGCGAAGCGGCGCGTGGCGTTGGCCGAACTGGCGGCGCGGGCAGAAAAGACCGGGCGTCCCACCACCGCCGCGCAGATCGCGAAGGCGCACATCGTGCCGAACTTCGCCGACGCCATCGAGCGCAACTACGGCCACATGAGCCGCGAGACGGTCCCGGCGAAGCAGCGCGGCGGCGGGCACATGAAGGAACTGCACGACCCGAACTACGCCGACGCCGCGCAGTTGAAGCAAGACCTGCACGACCTCACGCTCTCCGACAGCGGGCAGTACGACGCGCAGGGCCGCGACCAGATCCTCGCGAGCTACGGCGGGATGCCGGGCAAGGTGGTCGAGGGCGTCGGGATGTTCAAGGGCGACACCGCGCCCGGCCTGCAGCAGCCCGTCGTCACCGGCAGCGTGCTCGACGCGGCGGGCAGTCGCGCGCTCGATGAGGGGTCGCTGCGGATCATGCGCGCGACCGACGCGAGTCAGGCGCTGCTCAACCGGCAAGCGGCCACGGCGGGCGGCAAGGCGATGGAGGCCGGGTCAGGCGTGCCGCGCACCACCGCCGTGATCACGCTGGGACGCCCGCCGACGCGGGCCGAGACGCTCGACACGCATCAGCGCATCCTCGCGCACGGGGGCACTGCCGACACGGTCGCGCAGAGCTACACCGGCAAGGAGATGGTGCTGCTGAACCTCGGCATGGACCCGAAGGCGTTCGCGAAGCTGGCGAAGGACGTGAACAAAGCGCACGGCCAGCCGGGCGGGCTGGAGATGAAGGTCTGGTCGGGCTACTACGACACGAACAAGTGGAACCTGCACGGGTCGGAGTTCGGGCAGGGGTATCACCCACAGATCGAGCCGCTGGCCGAGGGGATCAAGCCGGGGCTGGGGTTCGACGTGGCGATGCCGGGCCTCGCCGAGCGCAAGCTCCGCATCGACGCGGAACTGAAGCGGCGCTCGGGCGGGCGGCTCTCGCTCGACAAGAACCACGAATACCTGCTCAAGACGATGGCGAACGAAGGCTGGGCGGGGATGAAGAAGCTGTCGCGGGAGTTTGGCGTGCCGGTCACGCTGCTGGCGGCGGCGCTGCGCTTGATGGGCGCAACACCGCCGAGCGACGACACTACCGACGGCGCGTGAGGGCGCGCACGCGCTGTCGCAGCACGCGCAGCAGGGTCTTCTGAAGCGCGGCTCGCGCCAGCCGTGCGCCGGTCGCGGCGGGCGTTTCGTGCCGGGCGCGCAGGTCGAGTCGCCAGCGCCGCAGCGCCGCCTCCGGTATCGGCGGGGCCGGGCGCACGGGCACCCCGGCTTGTGCGCTGTTGATCGCGGCGAACACGTCAGCCGGTGTCGGCTTCGTCATCGCGTCACCTCGTCAGGCGTCAGCCGCTGCCGCGCCGCTGCCGTGTCCCGCATCGCCACGCGCACCTCGTCGCCATCGCCGTCGGCCAGCATGAAGAGCAGGTCGGCGAGCGTGCCCTTGTCGAGCCGCAGCAGCGAGGTCAGCAGCGGCTCGGGACAGATCAGCGCCGTGCTCGGCGGGCGTCCTTTCGACAGCGTGCCGTTGTGCGCCGACGCCGCCGCGCGAGCGGGCGAGGTGCGCGAGCCGAGCGCGACCGCCGGGTTCGGGTCGTCCCATTCCACGACGTAGCCTGCCTCGCGCAGCGTGCGGGCGAGCTTGCGCCGGTCGCCGATCACTTCGGCGGTGCGCGTCGAGGTCGCGGGGTTGTAGCGGACCTGATGCACCTCCGGGGGCAGGCGCACGGTGGTGCGCTGCTCCCGGTAGTCGGTGCCGTTGGTCTGGATCGTCACGTCGATGGTCATGGGCTAGTTCCTCTTCTGTTTCCAATGCCGCTTGGCGCACGTTCGGCAGACCGACGACGTGGTCAGGCTGGCAGCGTCCGGTGGGAACTTCCAGCGCACGCTGGCGAGGTCGCGCCCGCAGAGGACGCGCTCGCCCTGCGCGGTGGGGCGCTTGAAGTCGTAGTAGTGCATCAACGTCGGGTAGTTCCTCACGTCGGGTTCTCCTGCTTCTGCACCCAGCCGCTGCCGAGCGCGTGTCGCTCCGGCGCGCCGACGGGGCCGACGATGGTGAAGGTCACGCCGCGCACGGGCGGGTCGCCCAGCAGCGTCAGCGTGCGGTCGTGGCGCATCGCGCTCGTCGTCGGCATCGACAGCGAGTGCGCCTCGGTGCAGACCTGCTGGCAGAACATCGCGGTGCGCGTCTCCCAGTCGAGGTGATACTCCTGCGCGTAGCTGTAGCCGCTCACGCGAGCGATGCTCTTAGGGTCGCGCATGATCAGTTCCCTCCCGCGCAGCAGAGGCCGCAGAGGATGCCGAAGCCGATGACGAAGAGGATGGTGGCGATCACTTGCCACCGCCTTCCGTCGCGCCGCCGCTGACGGTCTGGATGATCTTCCGCGCCTCCTGCAGATGCGTGAGCGCCGCCTGCAGCGCCTGCGTGGGCGCGTGGGCGACGGCGCGTTCCCAGCGGTAGTGGCGAATCTCCAGCCCGGCGCTGACCTCGTCGTTGATCGCGCGGATGATCGCGATCCGCTCCAGCTGCTCCTGCGTGCGTCCCGTGATCGTCTTCTTCGGCATGGTCGTGTCTCCAGTGAAGGGCGGGGGCCGAAGCCCCCACCCGGATGAACTACTTGCTGCGCTTCTCGCGCCGCGCACGTCGGGCTGCGGCCTTCGCCGCTCGCGCGACCCGCGCCTTCTCGCGGACCTTCGGGTCGAGCAGCGGGTTCGGGCGCGTCGGCGCGTCCTGCTGCGCCTCGGCCAGCCGCTGGCCCTGCTTGCGCTTCGCGAGGTAGGCCACGGCGTCGCGCTGCCGGGCGATGACCTCGGTGACGTGCGGCGGGAACACGATCCGCGTCGTGCGGTTCTTCGCGACGTGCTCCACGAAGAGGTAGTCGCCCTTGTCGAACCGCACGGTCTGGATGATGAACGTCTCGCTCGACACGATGTCGGTCGAGCGCACGGTCGCCGGGCGGGTCTGCGCCGCCTCCGGCAGCTTGTGCAGTTGCCCAAGCTGGTGGTCGAAGTTGTCTTGCCCTGAGTCGCCTGCCGGTCGGAGTGCTTTGGTCATCGTCGTCTCTCCAGTGGGGCGCGAGCACCATGCCCGCGCCCAGTCGTCCGTCGTCTACAGTCGGTCGTCGGCGGCAAGCTCCACCACCACGCGCCCGTCGTGGCGCGCCTCGCGCGGCGTGAAGCCGGGCTGCGCGTCATACGCGGCCTCGGCGACCTTCACCCACGCGGCGACCTTGTCGGCGACCGGGGCCACGTTGACCACCGGCACGACCTTGGCGCTGCCCTTGGCCTTGTGCGGCAGGCCGTAGCGGCTCGCGCACACCGGGCCGTAGCCGACCTCGACGCTGCCCTCGTCCGTCAGGCCGAGGCCGCAGAACGAGCAGCGGCCCGTCAGCGCGCCGTAGGCGGCACCAGCCGCCGCCGGGTCGGCCTCGATGGCCTGCAGCGTCGGCAGCAGGGCGTCCACGCCGTAGGCCGCGCCCTCGCGCGTCACCTTGCCCACGTACTCGCCGTTGAGCTTGACGTAGACGCTGCCGGGGTTGCGCGAGTCGTCGCCCGCCAGCGAGAGCAGAAGCTCGCCGTTGCCGGGGGCCGCGAAGCGCGTCTTGGGGAACTTGAGGCCGCGCTCACGCGCCGCCTTCAGGAAGGCCACCAGCCCGCTCAGGCTGACGACCGGGCGCGGGGCCGGGGCGACCGCAGACGCTGCCACCGCGACGGCGGCGAGCGCCTGCGCGGCTTGGCAGTCGCTCAGGTTGGCGTGCTTGGAGCCAGCGCCGCGTGCCCAGATGATGCTCTGGCCGGGGGTGATGGCTGACTTGCAGATGGTGCAGGTTCCGGCGAACTTCGCAGTGATGGTCATTGTCGTCTCCAGTGTCTCGGGGCGACCCAGCGCCGCCCCACCCAATGATTAGACACCCAGCGGTAGGTTGCTGTCAAGCCCCCGTCAAACCTTGGGCTTTTCGGCCCTACGCCCGCCTCCCGCTCAGGACGCCGACGGCCTCGGAGGCCGCGCGTTCGATGATGGCGGCGACGTAGCCCCGGCGCTCGCCGCACGCCTTCTCCGTCTCGCGGCGCAGCACGTCGGCCTTGTCGCGGGCGAGGTCGGTGATGACGGTCGCGGCCTCCTTCGCGTCGGCGACGATCTGCGCGGCCACCCGGTGGGCCGTGCTCGGCAGCATCGGCGACGGCAGGATGTCCGTCGCGATGTCGCGGACGATGGCGTCGCGCTGGTCGGCCAGCCACGGGCCGAGGTAGGTGTGCGGGCCGAGCTTCGCGATGAACGCGTCGAGGGCGGCGACTTCTAGGTCTTTGGTCATGGTCGTGTCTCCAGTGGTCGAGGGGTTAGAAACCGTTGCCGACGGGGAAGCCGAAGTGCGCCTTCAGCTTCGCGATCAGGTGCGACTCGGAGGTCGCGCCGAGCACCGCGCCGTCGCGGATGAGGACGCAGACGTTCGTCTCCAGTTGGCGCTCGCCCATGTAGGTCGAGGTGACGTAGAGGTCAAGCTCGGCGCAGCCCGGCGCGGCGGCGTGCGCGTCGATGGCCTTGATGGCGCGCAGCGCGACGAAGTCGCCGAGGTCGCTGTCGTCGGTCCAGTTCAGCGCGTTCGGCAGGTTCGCGCCGTCGCCGTTCGGCGAGCAGTCGCGCAGGCCGACCTCCGCGCAGGGCGCGAAGCCGCTGGTGTTCGCGCGGACGGCGGCGTTGATCGCCTTCCGCAGGGCCGGGGTGACGGGGATGCTGTTCATGGTCGTGTCTCCAGTGGTCGAGGGTCAGAAGCTCTGCAGCCACGCGATCAGCGCGTCGGCGTGTGGCCTCGCCTGCTCGGGCTTGCCGCAGGCGAGGAAGGCGAACACCTTCGCGAGGTGGGTCGAGGCGGTCTGGCGGTCCATGTCAGTGTCTCCAGTGAGGCCGGGGGCCGAAGCCCCCGGCGGGTGGTCAGTCGTTGCGTCCGTTGGCGTCGCCGCGCCACGCCCCGGCGAGCTTCAGCGGCTCGGCGGCGAGGCCGAAGTGGTCAACCGGGTAGACGCCGACGCAGCGTGCGGCCTGCCAGACATAGCCCTCGGCGTTCTTGCGAGCGCCCGCCTCGGTGCGCGACCAGACGATGTGGTAGCGGACGCGCTGCGTGCCGGGGTGCGTCTTGCCTTGGTACTCGTAGGTTTCCGAGAGGGCCGGGTCGCCGATGCGGTTGCCCGTGACGCGTAGCCCGGCTTCCGGGTTCACGGCGGCTTCGGCGACGGCGGCGAAGCCGTAGGCGGTGCCTGACTTGCGGGTGAAGTTGCCGAAGGGGGTGTTGATGACGTTCGTGAGCTTTGCCATTGGTCGTTCTCCAGTGTCTGGTGGGGCGACCCAACGCCGCCCCACCAGAAGAGTATGCGCCCAAACCTAGCGGACTGTCAACCCCCTCATATTCCCTCGAAAACTGCCATCAGCTTGTCTCGCAGCGCCTGACGACTGCCGCGCAGGGCGGCGTTCTGGGCGCTCAGGCCGACCAGTTGCTCGCGGGCCAGCCCGAGAACCGCCACGGCGTCGTCCAGCATCCGCAGCAGTTCGGTGAGCGAGGTGTCCACTGCCGCCTCGGTCGTCGCCCCAGCGGCCACCAGCGCGGCCACAGAGGGCTTCTGGGGCAGGTCGGCGGCGACCGCCTCCAGCGCCGCCTGCGCCCCCGGCGTGACCGTCAGGGTCGGCACGTTGGCCGGGTCGAGGCGCATCGACAGCAGGTCGGGCACGTCAGGCGGCACCGGGGTGTGCTTGAGGCGCTCCTCCTCCAGCGCCCGCTCGATGCCCCGGCGCACGACGCTGACGGTGGACTGCACCGACACCAGCGTCGTCGTAAACCCGTGCGTGTAGGCCGACCGCAGCAGGCGCTCGGCCTCGGCCTTCTGGTGGCCGTGGTCGCTGCCGTAGACGTAGTTGCGCTCGATGAAGCTGAACAGCGACCCGGTCCACTTCTCGCTCGGGGCGTCGGGGTGCTTCGGCGTCTCCAGTGTCTTCGGTTGCAGCGGCTGCAGCAGGCGGCGCACCTCGCCGGTCCCGAGCAGCGCCGGGTGGACGAAGGTCTGCGTCCCCTTCGCGAGGTCGCAGACGCGGCGGTGCTGTCGGTGGCCGATCCACTTGAAGAACAGCACGACGCCGATGTCGCCGCGCAGGTTCGCGGCCTTGTCGATCTCCGGCCCCTCTGAGGGCCAGAGGCAGATGCGCGGGTCGTCGGCGACCCACTGCGGCAGGTTGCCAGCCTTTGTCCCAACGATCAGGATCCGCCGTTGGTTTGCGACCGCGTCGAGGATGGCATTGGCGACGGGTTCACCGGGTGGTAGCAGGTCACGAAGTGGCGTTGACATGGTCATGCTCCTTTTCGAGCGTATCGAGCGCGTTTCCGAGCCGCCCGGCAGACGAGGCAGGCTTGATGCCCGCTGCCGAGTAGAACGTAGGCGTGCCCCTTCGGGCAGTGTGTGTGTCGAGGCTTGTGGTGCCGCCCGTGGGCAGCGCCAGACATCAGGGCGAGGTGGTTCGGGTTGATGCACGCGCGGACGCCACAGCGGTGGTGGACGCACTGCCCCGGCGGGATCGGCCCGACGAACACCTCGTAGGCGAGGCGATGCACCCGCCAGAGACGACCGGCGTGCTTCACCACGCCGTAGCCGTCAGGGCGGCGAGTGCCGGTCCAGAGCCAGCACTTCACAGTGCATCCTCCTGCGCGACCGCCGCGAGGGCGGGGAGCGCGGCCCGCACGCGCTGCTGGACCGCTGCGATGCGGGCAGCGGCCTCGGCAGGCGACGGCAGGGGCTTGCCCGAGACGAGGCTGACGGCGGCGCTGGGGGGCGTAGGACGGGTCGGGGGCACCGGGCGGGGCACACGCGCGCCGCCGGGCAGGTTCGTGCTCTGGCGGGCCGCAGGAGCCGCCGGAGGGGCCGTCTCAGCGACGACCGGCTGCGCGAGCGCCTGCGCCAGTTGGTGCCGCACGGCGTGCCACCGGGCGCGCACGGCGTCGGCGACATCCGGGGCGGTCACGGCGACCAGCGAGAAGTGGAGGGCCGACGCCTGCTGCTCGCGGTCGAGCAGGCCGACGGGGACGCCCTCGGTGACGAGGTAGCAGAACGCGCGGAGGCCGAACGCCTCGGCGGTTTCGCCGGGCTGCTGCCGGGCGAGGACGGGGATGCGGGGGAAGCTCATGGTCGTCTCCAGTGAAGGCCGGGGGCCGAAGCCCCCGGCGGGTGAGGTGTTACGCCGCCACCAACTGGCGGGCCTGCGTGAGGGCGAGCACCTTGACCTCGGCGTTCGCGCCGAAGAGGGCCGACTCGTTCGCCCGCTGGCGACCGCTGACCGAGGATGCCTCGGCAGGACGGACGTGGTCGAAGTACTCCGTGACGGCGTTGTAGACCGACCACGCGTTCGGGTCGCCGCCGGTCAGGACGGTCGCCTGCTCGACGCCGACGCCTTCGAAGACCAGCCGCGACACCGTCGCCCGGCGCTTCGCCAGCGTGTCGTTGACGACCAGCTTGCCGCCGACGACCTCGCCGGGGAACACCGACTCGATGTAGGCGATGACCTCGCTCGGGTTCAGCTTGCGCTGGGCCAACTGCTTGAAGCTCTCGCCCGTGGCGATCAGCGACTTGGTCAGGCCGGTGAAGAGCGCCCGCGCCTGCTCGACGCGCGACGCCGCCGACGTGGTGTGGCGGATGCTCACGACGTTCGCGTGGGCCTCGCTGCGGGCCAGCGCGATGGTGTTCTGGCAGACCGCGCGGGTGCCGGTCGCGATGATCTTCACCGCGCCGCTGCCGTCGTGCGACCACGTCAGGAGCGCGTAGCCCTGCACGCTGTCGCCGTTGCCGGTGACATCGACCGTCGCCCCGGCCAGCCGCACCAGCGCCCAGAGCCGCTCGCCGCGCCCGAGGGAGCCGATGACCTCGATGGTCGCGCCCAGTTCCTCGACCGCCGTCTCCAGAATCGAGACGGCCTGCCGGTTCTGCACCGCCGCGTAAGACGGGCCGACCACCGCCAACTGCGCGAGGTCGGTCGAGCGCCGGGCCAACTGGCCGAGCGGGATGAGCGAGCCGGTGCCGTCGTAGAGCGGCTCAAGGATGACGGTCCAGTCGAGGCCAGCCGCCGCGAGCGACTGGTCGATGGAGTAGCGCACGTCGCCGCGTAGGCGGGTGCCGAGGCCGTGCCACGGGGTCGAGCCGATGTAGGCGATGGACGACTGGCCGTTGATGGTTGCGATGTTGTGAGCCATTGGTCTGATCTCCAGTGAACGAGGGTTGACGAGTTAGCGGACGCGGACGGCGAACTTCTTGCCGCCGCCGAAGGTCGGGACGACGTAGGTCGTGGCGCTCAGGCCCGCGCGGTGCGCGAGCGTGACGGCGGCGCTCACCGCGTGGTCATCGAAGCTGGTCAGCGTGACGCTCTTCGGGTTGATCTGGATGCGGAGGGCGTGCAGCAGGGCGTCGTTCGCCTCGACGGCGTTGATGAACTTCTGCTGGGCGGCTTCGGCGGCAGCGGTGAGCTTCGTCATCGGTGTCTCTCCAGTGCGTCGCCGCGACAATCGCGACGACCTGCCAAGTATACGTCGAAACCTAGCCACCGCGTCAAGCCCCCCTAAACATTGGGCTTTTCTCTCGTTTCGGCCCGTCCTGCAGATACTTGCTGCAGCGCACGCGGGACGTGGCATCCTACTCCCCATGACGAGAGACGACCTCATCGCGGCACTGGCGGCGTCGCCCAAACGGGGGCGGCTGACGCTGCTCCTGAAGCTCATCCCCCAGCCTGCGGCGCTCATCGCCAAGCGGGCGGGCATCGGGCGGGCGTCGCTCTACCGCGAGGCGACGATGTCCCTCGCCCTGAAGCTGCGGGTGGCGCGGGTGGTCCGCGTGCCCGCGTCGATCATCTGGCCGGAGACAGCGACGCTCGCGTTCGAACTGCTCTACGGCTTTGGGGGAGGGAAACGGCGATGAAGAAGAGCAAGGTAGACGACACCGGGACGCTGCAGGAGGCGCGCGTGATCAACGCGCTGGTCAGCGACGTGACGCTGACGCTGGCGAAGCCCGAGGCCGGGACGGTGGCCGAGGTCGGCGACGACAAGTTCGTGCGCGTCGGGCCGCTGGTCACCGACGTGAGCGCCGCGCTGGGCGTGACCGAGGAGAACGTGCGGATGGCCCTGACCGCCGCCGTGAGTCAGGGGCTGCTGGAGGTGCCGCCGTCACTGCCGGTGAGCGAGCACCCGATCACGCTGGTCAGGCCGGGGACGTTGTGAGGGTCAGGGTCGTGGTCGAACTGGAAGCCGGGGGCGTGCTCTACGAGCGGACGGCCAAGGCGCTGGCCGTGGCGAGCGCGCTGCGGGTGCTGGCCGACGACCTCGACCCGCCGCGCCCGCGCAGCCGGGGCCGGGGGTCGCGGGTGTGGGGCGTCATTCGCTACGTCGGGAAGACCGAGATCGACTTGGATGTGCAGGCGGCACCCGCGCCGCCTGCCGAGACACCGCTGCTCGATGCGGCTGAGGGCAAGTGACCGACTGTGTGCTCTGGCCCGGCTACGTGATGCCCAACGGCTACGGGCAGGCGTATGACCCTGCCCGGTATCTCGCAGGCGAGCGCCCGCAGGTCTACGCGCATCGCCTCGTCTACGAGCAGCACGTCGGGCCGATCCCGGCGGGGCACGAAGTGCATCACCGTTGCGGGGTGAAGGCGTGCGTGAACCCCGCGCACCTTGAGGCGCTGACCTACTCCACGCACAAGCGCACGCACCGGAGCGTCTGCAAGAACGGCCACGCCATCGACGGCGACAACATCAGCCGCTGGTCGGCTCGCGACGGACGCGAGCACCGCCAGTGTCGAACCTGCTACAACGCGCGGATGCGTGCCTTTCGCGCACGCCGCACTGGAGAAGCCCGATGACCGAAGAACAGCAGCCGCCCACCCCGGCGGTCGAGAGCGGGGTGTTCGCGCACTCCCCCACGTTTGCCAAGCTCGCCGCCGCGCTCGCGAAGGCGCAGGCCAACTACGGCGACCTGAAGGCGTCGCAGGTCGCTGACGCCGAGAAGTACGTCTACAAGTACGCCGACCTCGCGGCGGTGCTCGCGGCGGTGCGCCCGGCGCTGAACGCAGCGGGCATCGCGCTGTTGCAGGGCGTCGCCATGCAACGCCCGCAGGGCAGCAGCGGGCTGATCGTGCTGGTCGAGACGCGCCTGATCGACCAGTCGGGCGAGTGGCTGGCGACGACCGTGAAGCTCCCGAGCGGCGAGGTCGCGCCGCAGAAGGTTGGGTCGCTGGTTTCATACCTTCGTCGGTATGCCCTGCTCGCGATGGTCGGGGTCGCTGCCGAGGACGATGACGGCAAGGAGGCCCAGCAGGCCGCACCGCCGAAGCGCACGGCCCCGCCTGCGCCGCCGAAGACGCAGCCCGCGACCGCCAAGCCGGTGGCCGCGCCCAAGCCGGTGCCCGCGACGCCGCCTGCCGAGGAGCGCGTCGAGCCGCGCGTCATCGCCGACCCGGTGCGCGAGGACGGGGTCCGCATCAGCGCGAAGGACCGGGGCTTGCTCTTCAAGGTGGCGAAGGAGCAGGGGCTGAACGAGACGCAGGTCAAGCAGTTGATCTTCGCGCTCTGGGGCTACACCTCGACCGGGGCCATCCTGCAGGGCGCGCAGTTCGGCAAGCTGCTCTCGGCGATGGAGAACCCGCAGGACCACGGCGTCACCATCGGCAACGGCGACCTGACCTACGACCGTGCGCAGGACGCCAACCCGCTGCCGGGCAACCCTGACCTCGGGGGACTGTGATGGCGAAGGCACGCGCGCCCCGTGCGGGGCCGAAGGTCTACGCCAAGCAGTTGGTCATCGAGGTGCCCAAGGCGATGCTGGAGGAGGCCGCGCAGCAGGCGTGGCCTGACCTCGTCACGCTGGCCGAGGGCGCAGGCTGGCGGGTCCGCGACACCGACGACTACCTCTGGTGCAGCAAGGACCACGCGCTGCTGCGGCAGGGCACCGACGAGATGCGCGGCATCCCGGTGCTGCTGTTTCAAAACTGGTGATGCCGACGCTGCACTTCGACCACGAAACCCACACCTTCTGGCGCGAGGGCCAGCGGGTGCTGGGCGTCACTGAGATCCTGCGGCGGTGCCGCCTGACCTCGCCCTACTGGACCGTCGAGGCCCGCAACCGGGGCACGCGCGTCCACAAGGCGCTGCACGTCCTGCAGACGCTCGGGGACGCCGAGGCCCGCGCGCATCTGCTGGCGGGCGACCTGCCGTTCTACGCGGCGGGCGTGCGGGCGCTGGACACGTTCGGCATCGAGGTGCTCGGGGCCGAGGAACTGGTGGACGGCGGCAGCTACGCGGGCTGGCTGGACCTGCGCTGCCGCCTCCGGGGGCGCGACCTGCCGATGGTCATCGACTTCAAGACGGGCCGCGCCGCGCCGTGGACGCCGCTCCAGTTGGCCGCGTATGCTGCCCCGCAGCCGACGCCGCACGACCGGGCGTTCATCGAACTGCTCCCGTCGGGAGCGCCGAAGCTGACGGTCTGCCGCGAGCATCGCGGCGACCTGCGGCACTTCAACGCCTGCGTCGCCGTGGCGCAGTTGCAACTGGCACTGGAGATCCCTGATGGCGAAGACTGAGACGCTCGTCGTGTTTGAACCCGCCACGCACATCGACCTCGCCGAGGTGGCGACGTGGGTGGTGGACGGCCCCGAGACGGCGGAACTGGCCGTCGAGTATCGCGAGGGCGTCAAGGCGCTCATCCGCGAGATCGAGGCGGGCTACAAGCCGCACGTCGCCCGCGCCCACGCCGCGCACAAGGCGCTCTGCGAGGAACTGCGCCTGCGCCTGCTGCCCTGCACGGTCGCGCTCGACGCGCTGAACCGGGCCATCGGCAGCTACGAGGTGGCGCGGCAGCGGGCCGAGGAGAAGGCCCGGCGCGACGCGGAGGCGGCGGCACTGGCCGACGCGGAGGCCGCACGGGCGTCGGATGCCGAGGCCGCACGGCTGCGCGGGAACACGGCGCTGGCGGCGTCCATCGCCTCGGCCCCGGTCGAGGAGTTCATGGCCCCGGTGGTCGTGCCCCCGACGAAGAAGACCTCGGGCGTCGCGGTGACGGTCACCTACGAGCCGGTGGTCGAGGACTTCGACGCGCTGCTGCAGTTCGCGGCGGCGAGCGACAGCGCGATGCGTCCGCTGCTGGTGCAGGCGAACCTGAAGGGGCTGCAGGCGCTGGTCGATCAGATGGGCGAGGGGTTCAATGTGCCCGGCGTCACGCGCGTGATGCGGACCCCCACCGTTCGTAGCACGCGCGCGGGGCGTTCCTAGATTTTGTGGCTTGCGCCTGACCGGCGCGAGGACCGAGAATCGTGCCCGACGCGCCGAGTGGGGTCAGCGCGTCGGGTCTTTCCCGGTTGCCAACGTGAGGTGAGCACGATGACGGCACAATCCTATCAGACCGCGCCCGAGCTTGCGAGGGAACACCTCGCGCTCTCTGAGCACACCTTGGCCGAGGAGGTCGCCCGCTACCGCGAGGCGCTCTACCGCAGCCTCGACCTGCTGCACGACACCCTCCAGTCGTTCGACACGCTGCAGGGGCGCTACGAGCGCCTCCTGACCGAGAACCGCGCCCTGCGGGCCGAGTCGCGGGCGTGAACAAGCCGCTGCCGACCGGCGACGACCTCTTCAGCCGCGACCCCTCGCGCACCTTCCGGGTGGTCGAGGACACCTACCGCTACACGGCGCTCGACGGCGCGGTGGAACTGCGGATCACCGGGCTGCACCGCGAGCGCGGGCACCTCATCGGCGAGATCACCGCCCGCACCAGCCTGCCCGGCGCACGCACGTTCGGCAAGGACGGCACGACGCTGTTCACGGAGCGGGTCAACCTGATGTTCGCCCGCGACAAGCAGTCCCTCGCCCGTAACTGCGCCATCCGCGCCGCGACCAACCCGCGCGACGTGCGCTGGGAAGACCTCATCGAGGACTTCGTCCAGCGCGTCATCGACACCGAGAAGGAGGGCGAGCCGCTCGCGTGGATCCACGCCGCCGCCCGCACGCCGCCTGACCGCTGCGTCACCGTCTACGGGATGCCGATCTACCTCGACCACCCGCAGGTCTTCTTCGGCCAAGCGGCCACGGGCAAGAGCATGATCGCGCTGGCGATGCTCGGGGAACTGGGGCGGCTCGGCATCAGGAGCCTCATCCTCGATTGGGAGATGGAGATCGGCGTCCACAAGGACCGCTTCGACGCGCTCGGCCTGCCGCCGACCATCGCCCATATGCGCTGCGCCGCGCCCCTGACCGTCATCGCCGACGCCGTGAAGCAGCGGTGCAGCGAGGCCGACATCCAGTTCCTCGTCATCGACTCGGCCATCCTCGCGTGCGACGGCAAGCCCGAGGACAGCATCGTCGCCAAGGACTTCCACGCCGCCCTGCGCCGCATCGGGCGCGGCTCCCAACTGATCGCCCACACCCGCGCCGAAGACCCCGGCAACGCCCGCGAGCCGCAGCAGCAGCGCCCCTTCGGCTCCGTCGTCTGGCACAACAGCGCCCGCGCCACATGGTTCGTCAAACGCGTGAACGCCGAGACGGACCTCGCCCACATCAACAACGGGATCTACAACCCGAAGGCCAGCTTCCGGGGCACCACGCCGCCCTACGGCCTCGCGCTCGACCTGACCGAACGGGGCGACGGCACCCTCGACAACATCACCGTGCGCCGCACCAACCTCGCCGACGAGCCGGAACTGGCCGCGACGCTGCCCATCCCGGCCCGTATCTACGCCGCCCTCGCCTCCGGCAAGATGACGCAGGCCGAACTGGTCGAGCAGACGGGCGCGAAAGCGTCGTCCGTCAAGGCGAACCTCCACCGCTACAAGGGCACCAAGTTCACCCTCATCACCAGCGACCGGGACGGGGTCCACCGCTGGGGGCGGCTGGAGGGTCGCCACGATGACGAGTAAGACCCCGTCACAGTGTGACCGTCACACTGTGACCAAACCGTTCTGTCACACCCACCCTCCCTCCCTTTAGGGAGGGTGTGACGGTCGTCGCAGTCACGTCACACCCACTGGAGCATCGCATGACCACCGACCGCCCCGCGCTCGTCCCGTATCCGCTCAACGCCGTGTTGGCGTTCCTCACGAAAGGCACCCCGCTGCCCGATGTCGCGCCGCCCATCACGATCCTCACGATCTCCGAGGGCCAATGGACGACCGTCCATCGCGTCGGCTACGAGGAGTTCGGGACCATCCTGCTGGAACTGGACGACAACGAGCAGCCCCTGCGGGCCTACCGCAAGCCGGAGCCACGGGCGTGAGCTTCAAGCGCGGGGAACCCGTCCACCTCTGGTGGCGCAAGCAGGTCGTCGCCAGTCGCGTGCTGGAGGTTCGCAGACGCCTGCTCGTCGTCGCAGGACCGGAGGGGCCACTCACCGTGCCTCGTCAACGCGTCTGGCGTCCCTCGGAGCGCCCAGAGCTTCACCCCGGAAAACCGGGGCCGCGCCCGCGATGCGACAATCGAGCTTCCCCTCCGGGGGGAACGGGGGGGTTCCGAGGGGGCTGTCGGTTCTCCGACACCCACCTTCGCTCGAAAAGCGAAGCGCCTCCGTGGTGAAGAGATCTCAGGGGGGGCCGCTACTACCCCCGTCTGGACGCGGTCGCGTTCAACGTGGGGCAACCTAGCGGTCTACAGCCCCATGTCCGGTTGTGGGATTATCAACAACTTACGGGTGGTGAGAATCTTTTCACAGTGTGCCATTCTGAGACACGCGTGGCACACTTCATGTTAGGTGCTGGAAGTTGTTGCAAACGCGCCACTTCGCGGTAAGGGTCAAGTGCCCTAACGTCCAAATATGCGAAAAGCCCAATGTTTCGTGCCCGGTCGCCCGGTGCCCCAAGGGTCGATGCGGTCGCTCGGGAAGGGGCGCATGACGCACAACAGCGTCCATCTCAAGGCGTGGCGCACCGCCGTCGGCTGGGCCATGCGGGCCGCGCTGGGCACCGAGCCGCCGACCGAGGGCGAGGTCTGGATGAAGCTCCACTTCGTCGTCCAGCCCCGGCGGCAGGGCGACGCGCCCGACCTCGACAAGCTGGTGCGGGCGGTGCTCGACGCCCTAACGGGCATCGCCTATCTGGACGATAAGCAGGTCGTCGCCATCAACGCCCGGCGCACGCTGCTCGGGCCTGACGCGCTCGCCAGCGACCGCGAGGGCGTCACCATCGAACTGGAGCCGCGATGAGCAGCACCGAGCCGTTCGACCTCGTCAGCCACCCCGACGCGCACTCCAACCTGCTGCGCGAGCGGCTGCTGCAGTTGTCGCTGGCCTCGGCGCTGGCGCTGCCCGGCGAGCGGTGCGTGGTCAGCGCCCGCGACCTGCACGACGTGACGACGCAGGCGCTGGACCTGACGCAGGAACTGCTGATGCTGCGGCGCTGCCTGATCGTGTTCATGCGCGCGTCGCACGTCGAGGCGCTCGCGCTGCCGTTCGCCGAGACGGTGCTGGCCTCGACGGTGCCGCTGCGCGTGAAGCACGACCCGCACGCGCTGCCCGACCTGCTGCAGTTGCTGCTCGACGGCGAGGGCTTCGTGACGGTCAGCAGCAGCGCCTACGCGTCGCCTCCGGCGCTGTTCGACAGCGAGGGCCAGAGCGAGGCCGCGCGGCTCAGGGCGGCGCTCATCGAGGCGCGGCAGGCCATCGTCAACGCGGGCGGCAGCGACACGGTGCTGGCGCTCATCGACGTGAGCTTGCGGTAGGATACCCAGCCATGCCGCACCGCCTGCTGCTCGCGCTGCCCCTGCTCGGTCTGCTGGCGGGGTGCTCGACGCTCTGCGGCTGCTCCGAGGACAAGAGCGTCTCCGTCATCGCGCCCGACCCGCCTGCGCCGCCGCCAGCGGTCCACGTCATCGACTTCCACGTCACGGGGACGGACCCCGGCACGGTGGAGATCACGCTCACGTCGAGCACCGAGGGGACGAGCACGATCCGCACGAACCTGCCGTGGTTCTCGACGCTGAAGACCACGCGCACGTCGAGCTTCCTCTCGCTGTCGGCGAAGGACCGCGACTTCTTCAGCGGCACCATCACGGTGCAGATCTTCGTGGACGGGCAACTGTTCCGCGAGGCGAGCGTGACGGGGTTCAACCCGGTCGCAGCCATCGACGGCACATGGACGAACTGATCCGCGTGCGGCTCATCGGCTACCTCGGTCGCCCGGCGTTCATGGTGCGGCAGCAGCCTCGGCGCATCGGGCGGGCGGGGCTGCGTCCGTCGGTGACGCAGGACGAACTGGTGTCGCTGCACGCGTGGTTCCGCATCCCGCGCCGCGAGATCGACGCGGTGGTGGTGGCGCGGCAGGCCGCAGACCGGGCACGCGGGGCGGTGAACAAGGCGGTGGCGGCGCACGCGCACGGCGGGCTGTCGCCGTTCGACGCGGAGTGGCAGGGCGCAGCCGCCGAGTGTGCGGCGAGCCGGTGGCTGGGTCAGCCGGTGCGGACGCACGCGCCCGACCTCGGCTGGGACTTCCTGCACGACGGCAGGACGCTCGACGTGAAGGGCACGGCGCATCGAGACGGGGTGCTCTACTTCCCGTCGCTGGCCGCGTTCAAGGCCGACGAGGCTGCGCTGGGGGTGATCGCGTGAAGCCTGCGATGCCCGACATGGCCGACACGGTCTTCTGCGCCCTCGCGCATCTGCCCGACCTCGGCGCGGCGTTCGCGCTCAACGGCGAGGGCGAGGCGCTGCTACGGCTGTCGCTGGACCCGGCGAGTGTGGCCGGGCTGACCGACGTGCTGCAGGCGCTGCGGAACCGCACGTTCTACGTCGCGCTGGTCGCGACACCGAAAGGGGCACGCCATGCCCGTGAAGACGAAGGCACCGGATCGGTTTCCGAATCGGAACCGCAAGCCGAGGAAACCCCGGAAGCCGAGGGGCCGCGCCCTCGCCGCCGCCGCCGAGTACCTGCTGACAAACCCGACCGCCGCACTCATTGACAAGCACACCGGCAAGCCGGATGGCGAGCGGATCATCGAGGCGCTGAGTGTGCTCGCGACGGGGACGGGCGAGCAGGTCGCGAAGTTCTTCGGCGGCTACTACCGGCTGCGGGCGCGGGACCGGCAGGCGGCGCTCAACGTGCTGGAGCAGCGGCGCTTCGGGCGGGTGCCGCAGATCGATGAGGTGCCGAGCGAGCACCGGCCCACGACCATCGTGAACGTGTTCACGACGAGCGAGGAGTTTGCGTTCGTCACCGCGCAGCAGCCGAAGCTGGTTGGCTCGACGCGCGCGTTGCCCACTGGAGAGCCTGATGACCGAGACGGCTGACACCGCCGACCACGACCCGACGATCCTCGCGGCGCGGACGCTGATCGGGCGGCTGCGGGCGAGCACCTACGAGGCGGGCGTGCCGCCGCCGGAGACGCCGCCGCCGTGGTGGAAGTTCGACGCCGAGGACGACGCCGCGCTGCGGCTGGTGCTCGACTTCACGCTGACGGAGAACACGCGCACGGTGCTGCGGCGCAACGAACGCTACGCCCAGTTGCTGCACTGCGCGATGCTGCGGCTCTGCGACCACGGCGAGACGGCGAACAGCAGCACGCTGGTGCGCGAGATCCGCGACCTGCTGGGAGGGGCGTGATGAACTACAAGGACGCGTTCCAAGGGCTGGACGACATCCCGCTCCACGACCCGCTGTTCGTGACGTGGGAACTGCTGCACTACAACTACCTGCAGGCCGAGTATGAGGGCGACCGCGAGGGCGCGGACGCCGCCGAGCGCGAGCGCGACGCGTGGATGTGCGAGGTGCTGACGCGCTGGTGGCATCTGCCGCCGCCGCGCTGGACGGGGGTCGTGCATTGAGGAACGCGTGGGAGCGCGTGGCGTGGTGGTTCTGGTTCCTGCTCGACGTGACGGCGTGTCTGTTCACCTCGGCCATCGCTGGCGGCATCTTCGGGGTTCACGCCTACGTCGAAGACGTGCGCTACGCGTGGCGGCGTCCCGTGCGCCAGTGGCGACGCGTGCGATGAGGGATGCGGGCTGGCTGATCGTGTTCTTCGCGACGGTCGCGCTGGTGGCGTGGCTGGTCGAGAAGGCGCTCGACCGCTGGTGGTCGTGATGCCCGAGGTCAAAGACTTCTGGAACCCGGTGCAGAGCGCGTTCCTGCTCGCCGATGCCGAGCGGTGGCCCTACGTGGACTTGGAGGGAGCCGTCCGCGCCGGGAAGACGACGCCGCTGGTGGCGAAGAGCGCGGCCTACTGCGTGGACTACCACGGCATCCACGGCGCGCTCTGCCGGTGGACGCAGGACGCGCTCGACGCGCAACTGAAGCCGCGCTGGCGTGACTGGTGCGCGACGCACGGCATCCGGCTGCAGTGGCACGGCGACGAGGAGTACGACGAGATCCTCGGGACCGGGTCGCGGGTCTACCTGCGGGCGCTGAAGAGCGCCGAGGAGACGAGCCGCTACGGCAAGCTGGCGGGCCTGACGCTGGCGTTTCTCGGCATCGACCAGCCCGAGGAGGTGCCCGAGGACGTGTATCGGCACTACGTGCCCGCGCGGCTGTCGCAGCCGGGCTACCCGCATCAGGTGCTGCTCACGCCGAACCCGCCGGGGCTGACGCACTGGATCGCGCAGGACTTCCCCGAGCGCAACGGCAAGGCGGGCTACCTCTACCTGCGGACCAGCGTCTACGACAACCGGCACAACCTCGGCGACGACTACATCGCGAAGCTGGAGGAGGCGTATCCCGAGGGGCACGCGCTGCGGCGGCGCTTCATCGAGGGCAAGCGCGGCCTGAGCATCGTGGGCAAGCCGGTGTATGCGGGCTGCTTCAACGCGCGGATCCACGCGCAGCGGCTGCGCCTGAACGGCAACGTGCCGCTGCTGGAGGGGTGGGACTTCGGGCACTCGCACCCGGCGGTGGTGTGGGCGCAGATCCTGCCGTGGGGCGAACTGCGGGTGCTCGGCGGCATCCTCGGCACGGACCAGTTCATCGAGGACTTCGCGCCGATGGCGGTGGCGCAGCGGGCGCTCTGGTTCGGCGGGACGCCGGATGTCGATGGCGAGCGGAAGCTGCCGTGCGAGGTGTGGAGCACGGGCGACCCGGCGGGCGACCAGAACAATTCGCAGGGCACCCGGGTCAGCGCCGCCGACGTGCTGCGCGAGTATGGCGTGATGCTCTACACCATCGGCGGGGCGAACCATCCCGACGCGCGGGACCGCTGCATCCAGCACCTCGCGGGCTACATGAAGCGGCTGACGCGGCAGGGCGCGGCGTTCACGGTGGACCCCGACCGCTGGCTCGTCGTCGCGCCGGAGGGCGTCATCGAGAGCACGCACTTCATCGACGCGCTGGAGGCGGGCTACATCTGGGACGCGCGGAAGATCGCGCACTCGGTGTCGCCGAACACGCGCCGCGCGTTCAAGGACGGGTTCTACGACCACGCGATGAACGCGGTCGAGTACATCGTGCTGGCCTACGGCCCGGCGCAGCCGACGAAGGTGGACGCCGACAAGGAGCAGCAGCGGGCGCAGCGGCAGATGCAGCAGGACCGCGACCCGGCGGATGTGAAAGTGGCGCACCGTGTGGGTGGGCGCTGGGGCGGGTCGAATAGTCGCCGCCGCTGAGTCGTGCTATCGTGAGCGCCGCCTGCGAGGTCATCATCATGGCGAAGAGTTCCGCCCCGTCGAAGAGCGCCGCGAAGCGTGAAGCCGCTGAAGAGCGGGCCGAGCCGAAGGGCAAGCAGAGCAAGGCCGAAGAGAAGGCCGAACGCAAGTAACTCGTCCCTCAAACTGGAGCACCGAACCCATGCGATCAGTCGTTGCGCTCATCACGTTCCTCGGCGAGGCACCGTATCCCGACAACACGCTGCCCTCGCCACAGCCGAAACCGCCGTGGGCGGGCGGGCCGGGGGGACCGGGCACTCAGCCGCCCGTGTATCCGTCGCACCCGATCTATCGGCCCCCGTACCCGTCGCAGGGGTTGCCGCCGTTCCCCGACAACAGCCTGCCGGGTCAGCCGCCGTATCCGTCGCAGGGCTTGCCGCCGTTCCCGTCGCACCCCATCGTGCTGCCGCCCGGCATCCCGCAGCCGCCGCTGGGCATCTGGGGACCGGGGTTCCCGTATCCCGACAACACGCTGCCGACGCCGCCCGCGCAGCCCGGCCACCCAGTGAACCTGCCGTCGCAGAATCCAGACGGTGGCTGGGTCTACGCGTTCGTGCCCGGCGTGGGCTGGGTCTGGGCCTACAAGCCCAGCGACGCGCGGCCTGACAACACGCTGCCGACGCCGCCGGTCGAGGGCGAGACGCCCGAGATCAATCCGCTCTGACGGCGATGCGCGTCTACCACGTCGTTCTCAGCGACGGCAAAGAGCGCGATGTCACCGCGCACGAAGTGCTCGTCCATAACGGGTCGCTCGTCTTCAGGAATGAGGCGGGCGACGACATCCTGATTTACGCCGACACCGCGTGGTTCGCGGTCGAGGTGAGCCGTCTCGATGACAAGTAGGAGGCTTCCCACGGCGTCGTGCGCCCCGTCAACCGGCGCGACCTGACGGCTCCGATCACTGCGCCCATGTCGGACAACCAGACGTGGGCGCAGTGCCGTCGCTGCGGGCACGGCTACCGGGTGGCGGCGGTGCCCGGCGTGCTGCACGTCTCGGTCGGCGACTGTTACCCGCTGCCACAACGTCAAGGAGCGACCCATGCAAACATCCGGCACGTTCCCCGCGCTCAACCAGCCGCGCAAGCCCTCGCGCAAGCCCAAGGTCAGCAAGCCGTCGAAGAAGTAAGCCCGTGCCTGCCCCGCCGCCCACCGTCTACCCGCGTCCGAACCGCCGCAAGCTGACGCCGCCCACGCTGGGCAAGTCGCCGTTCGACGTAAAGCTCACCGCCGAGCAGAAGACCGAACTGGTGCAGATGCTCGCCGAGGAGATCGACCGGGCGCTTGCCGCGCGGGGGCCGATCATCAACCCCGGCGGCGACCTCGACTACTGGCACTGGCTCTACAAGCAGGGCAAGCGGAACGTGAAAGACCTGCCGTTCCCCGGTGCCGCCGACCTCTCGACGTGGATCATCGCGGAGAAGGTCGATGCGATGCGGGCGCGGTTCTGCAAGACGATCTTTGTCGAGCCGGTGTGGGTCGTGGACGGGTGGGGCGCAGCCGCGCCGCGCGCGTCGCTGGTCGAAGAGTTCCACCAGTGGAAGCAGGAAGAGGAGCGGCTGCAGGGCTGGTTGCAGCGCACGCTGCAGTTGGCGCTGATCGAGGGCACGGGCGTGCTGGAGTGCTCCGAGAAGGCCGACATGATCAAGCGCCGGAAGGTGCGGCAACTGCTGCCCGAGACGACGCCGGGGGCGCAGGACGGCGACCCCGACCTGATCGTGGCCGATGACCGGGGCGTCGTCGCGCCCGCGCTCGACGCGCAGGGCGCGGTGATGGACGCGGAGAACCCCGACGAGACGGGCGCGGTCACTGCGCCCGTGGACGAGTTCGTGCCGGTGCGGCGCGGCCCGAGCTACCGCAACGTGTCGCTGCGCGACTTCCTGATCCTCCCGGCGCACGCGCAGGACGACAGCGAGGTGTGGTGCTACGCCAAGCGGTTCTGGCGGCGGCTGAAGGAACTGAAGAGCCGCGCGAAGAGCGGCCTCTACGACAAGGACGCCGTCGAGGGGCTGAGTGCCACCAGCGATCGTACGCGCAGCGAACTGCCGCAGAGCGTGCAGGCCGCAGGCATCGACGTGGCCGCGCAGTCGAGTGAGACGACCATCGAAAAGGAACTGTGGGAACTGCACGTCCTGCTCGACCTCGACAACGACGGCAGCGAGGAGTGGTACATCATCACGCTCTCCGCGATCCACCGGCAGATCCTGCGCGTGCAACTGGACGACATGGGGATGCCGCGCTACCTGCTGTTCCGTCCCGCGCCCAACCCGCTCAACGTCTACGGCGACAGCCACGTCGATAAGCTCGCGAGTATCGGCGAAGAGCACATGGGCACGCGCAACGCCATCGCCGACCGCAGCAACCTCGTCAACAACGCGCCGATCAAGCGCCTGCGGAACAGCGGCTGGGACATGGACGAGGAGCCGTGGGGCGTCGGCGCGGTCATCACCGTGCAGGATATGCAGGACGTGCAGCCGGTGACGCTGCCCGACGTGCCCGGCTCGATGGCGGGGCGCGAGCAGGCGGTGATCGACGCCGCCGAGCGGCTGTCGGGGCTGAACGACGTGACGCTCGGCAGCGCGCCGCAAGAGTCGCGCACGCTCGGCGAAGTGCAGATGGTCACCGAGCAGAGCTTCGTCCGCATCGAAGAGCAGGTCCGCAACCTGCAGGAGACGATGGAGGACTTGTTCAAGATCCGCCACGAACTGTGGCGGCGTGCCGCCGACGAAGCGCCGCTGGAACCGAGCGAGCGGTTCATGCAGCAGTTGCAGTTCCGCTCCATCGACATGGCCGAGGGCGGCATCGACGGGCAGGCGCTCGCGGGGACGTTCCACGGCAAGCCGCACGGCAGCGTCGAGAGCGCGGACAAGTCGAAGCAGCGGTCCAACTACAACGGGTTCATGCAGGTCATGGGCGGGTTCGCGCAGATGAACCCGACGCTGCAGCAGGTCTTCGCCAGCCCCGACGTGATCATCCCGCTGTTTGAGCAGGCGCTCTCGCTCTACGACTCGCCGAACAAGGGGCAGATGATGCGCTCGCTGCGGCAGTGGCAAGTGCAGACCGAGCAGCAGGCGCAGATGGCCGCGCAGCAGCCGCCACCGGGACCGCCCGGTGCCCAGCCCGGCGCTCCACCGCCTCCCGGCGGGCCTCCAGCGGGCGCTGGGGCACCCCCACCGCCGGGAGGGCCGGGTGCCCCGCCACCGGGACCGCCGCCGCAAGGCGGGCCTCCTGCGCCGCCGCAGGGGCCACCGCCGGGTGGACCGCCGCCGCCGATGATGGGCGGGATGCCGCCGCCGCCCCCGGACCAGCCCGACGTGGTGCCGGGGATGGGGCAGATGCCGCAAGTGCCGCCTGACCTGCTGGCGCAGATGTCGCTGGCGATGTCCGCGCCGGGCGGGGTGCAGTAGTGCCGCGTCGCCGCCTGCCCGTCGTGGCCGACCCTGATGCGGTGCTGCAGCGGGCCAACGATCTGGAGGCGCTGCTCGTCTCGCCGGGCTGGGCGTGGCTCTGTGTCGAGGCGAACAAGCTCTACGGCCAGCGCACGTTCGTGGAGCAAGTCGAGCAGGTCGTGCGCGTGGGCGGGACCAGCGAGGCCATCGCGGCCCGCACGATCTCGCTGACCGCCGCGCGGATGGCCGCAGGGGCGCTCATCAACCTTCCGGGTGAGACGCTCGCGGACCTGAAGCGCAAGCTCGCGACGCAGCAGGGCGATGCGCCGTCGCCCGGCCTCGGAGCCAACGTCGAGGTGTCCCGTGGGGATGCAGACGCGCACTGACCTCATCCCGAGCGTGTCGATGCCGCTGACGCTGCGGCCCGACCTCGTCCTGCTCGCGCTGCCGCCCCGCCACGCGGAGAGCTTCCGGGGCGGGCTGATCATGTTGCACACCGAGGGCCGCGACCGGCGCGGGCTGGTGCTGAAAACCGGAGACGCGGTGACCGCCGTGCAGTTCTTCGACCACGTCATCTTCGACAGCTTCGCCGCTGAAGAGGTGACGGTGGACGAGTGGCCGTGCGTGCTGGTGCCGGAGGCGGCGCTCGACGCCGTCGTGGAGAGTGACTGATGGCCGACGTAGTCCTTGAAGACGCCGCAGGCGGGATGCCGCCCGCGACCGCACAGACCCTGCCGCAAGCCCCGCAGCCGCCAGTCGAGCCGCCGCCGCCTGACCTGACGCAGCCGCTGGCCGACCCCGACGACGCCGAGGAGCCGCCTGCGCCCGGCGACGACGACCTGCCCGAGGGCGAAGAGCCGCAACCGCAGGGCCGACGCAGCGTCGTCGGCGATCTGGTGCGCGAGCGCGAGCGGCGGCAGACCGTCGAGAACAACCTGCAGCAGTCGCAGGAACTGCTGCGGCAGGTCATGTCGCTGCCCGGCGGGATGGAACTGCTGCAGGCCGCGACGACCGGCCAGCCGCTGCCGCGCCGTCCCGGCGAGATGAGCGCCGACGATCAGGCGCTGGTGCAGGAAGCGACCGAGGTCGCGCAGGATCTGGGCCTCTACGACGCGCAGGGCCAGCCCGACCTGAAGACCGCCGCGCGGATCGTCATCCGCGACCGCAAGCGCACCGAGACGATGCTGCGGCAGGCGCTCGGGCCGCTGCAGCAGCAGACGCTGTCGCTGGCCGCGCAGCCGGTGATCAACCGCGTGCTCGGCGTCGCGGAGCAGTTCGGCATCGACAAGAACCTCGTCTGGCAGGGGCTGCAGGCGACGCCGCCCGAGCACCTCAACAACCCGGAAGTGCAGCAGGCGGTGCTGATGATGGCGCTCGGCACGCAGACGATGTTGCAGTCGAACCAGTCGCGGGCCACCGGCACGGGCGGGCAGCAGCCGCGCGGGATGCCGCTGCAGCGCATGGGCGCACGGCCCCCGATCTTCACCGAAGCGCCCGGCGGCAGGCCGAGGGCGTCGGCGCAACTGGACGACGTGTTCCGCGAGCGGCTGCGCTCGACGGGCATGAAGGACGAAACGATCAACGCGTCGCTGGCGAACTTCGTGCCCGGCGCACCGAACCGCTTGGAGTAGCCCATGTCCCGAGTGAAGTCGCGGCTGGAGATCGAAACCGAGAAGCTGCAGCGCGGCGTGAAGCAGCGCCTGAAGGAAACCGTCGCGTCGCAGCGCAAGGTCGCCGACGACGATCTGGTCGAGGCGTTCAAGGACTTCGCGAACATCGAGGTCGCCGGGCGGCGGTTGACGGATCCGAACCTGCCCAACGCGCTGCCGATCCGCCTGAAGGACGAGCCGGAGGAGCACGAAGACCCGCGTGGCATCCGGCGCAAGTGGTACCTGCGCTGGATCAACCTCGCGATGCCGAACCGGCACCACATCGCGCAGCAGTCGCTCGGCTACGCGCCCGTGCGCTGGGACGAACTGCAGACCGCCGACGTGATCAGCAACCCGTCGAAGACCGACGAGTTCGTGCGCCGGAGCGAGGGCGGCAAGGAAGCCCTGATGAAGATGCCGATGGCGCTCTACCGGCGCATCAAGGCGAAGCAGCATGAGCGGCACGCGCGGACGATGACGGGCCGTGCGTTGAAAGAGTCGGCCATCGCCGCCGCTGTCGCGCGGGGGTTGTCCCCGGAGGACACCGAGGCCGTCGGAGAGGTGGTCGGCTCGATCAAGGTCGGGCGCGACCGGCTCGTCTCGCCCGACGCGAACCCGCTCGATGCGGCGGCAAACGAAGACCCCCAGCCCTAGGAGACGCCATGTCGATCATCGGCCTGCTCGTTGCGCTGCTGCTGTTCTGCCTGCTCGTCTGGGCCTCGCAGGCGCTGCTGACCGCCTTCGGCATCGCCGACCCGCTCCGCACTGTGATCTGGGTCGTCGTCGTGATCCTCGGCGTGCTGATCATCCTCGGGTATCTCGGCGCGCCGCTCCCGACCTACGGACACCTCCGGCCTTGACAGTCGAGGCCACGCAGCCGTAACCTCATCGCCGACCGGCAGGGGCAGACGGCTCTCGCGCCAAGGGACTTACTCCAGTGGGTTCCGACCGCGCAGGGCACTCTCGCCCCTGCTAGTTTTCGCCTCCCCGATGTCACGCGCGTCGGGGCACACGGTGTGACCTGCAGTGCGTGCTGCTGCTCGCTGGCCCGGTTGGCCGCTGGCGACTGCGTCGAGGCCAACCCGCAACCCCGAAGACATTCGTCTGCGCTCCCCGCGCGGACTCTCAGGGCGAGGGTTTTCTCATGGTGACTTTCACGGTCGGAGCCGGTGACGGCTTCCGCGAACTGCGTCAGACGCGGATCATGTATTTCCTTGAAGGGGCGGCGCAGACCTTCAAGACGGGCGCGGTGGTGATCCTCACCGCCGGGAAGGCCGTGAAGGGCGCAACCGCTGCGGTCGCGACCATCCTCGGCATCGCCGCCGAAGCGGCCAGCGGCGTCACCGACCGGAAGATCGGCGTGCTCGTCGCCGACGAGAACAGCGAGTTCCAAGGCCGCGTGCAGGACACGGGCGTGCTCGCGCTGGCGCTGGTCGGCGGGCAGTTCGGCCTCGTCCTCGACGCCGTGGGCGGCAAGGACATCTTCCGCGTGAACATCGCGGACACGACCAACAAGGCCGTCGTCATCACCGAACTGATCGACGCGGTCGGCGACGTGAACGGGCGGGTCGCGTTCAAGTTCCTCAACGCGGTGCGGACGCCGCAGCAGTCGTAGTCGCGCTCATCAGTCCCACTAGGAGCCAGCCATGCAAGTACGTGGAACTTTTGCGGCGCTGTACGACAACGTCGATAAGACGGTGTACGCGCTGCTCGGCAAGCAGTTGAAGGAGCTTCCCCCGATCTGGACCGACATCTACTCGCGCAAGAGTTCCTCGCGCAAGTTTGAGCGGTTCCAGACGGTCACGCCGTTCGGCGACGTGCCCGAGAAGCCCGAGGGCAGCGTCTACGCCTTCGACCTGATCCGTCCCGGCTACAGCAAGGACGTGACCCCGGTCGAGTTCGGCCTCGGCTTTGAGGTCACCGAGACGGCGATGGAAGACGACCAGTTCGACGTGCTGCAGCGGCAGGCGTCGTGGCTGGCGTTCAGCGCCCGCGTCGTGCAGGAGAAGTACGCGGCGATCCCGTTCAACCTCGGCTTCTCGACGCAGCTTGCGCCCGACGGCGTCTCGCTGTTCAATACCGCCCATGTGCTCGCGGGCGGCGGCACGGCCCGCAACCGCCCGGCGACCGATGCCGACCTGAGCTACGACTCGCTCAATCAGGCGATCATCGACGTGCAGACGGACACGAAGCTGGAGAGCGGGCAGTTGGTCGCGCCCGTGATGAACTGGATCCTCTACGTGCCGCCCCAGTTGGAAATGCTCGCTGACCGCCTGCTGAACAGCACGCTGCTGCCCGGCTCGGTGGACAACGACGTGAACCCGATCAAGCGGCGTCGGAACATCCGCATCCTCACCAACCCCTACCTCACCGACGCCGACGCGTGGTACCTCGTCGCCGACGCGAAGGAAACGCACGGCCTCGTCTGCGTGGACCGCGTCGGCATCACCGCCGCGCCCGCGATGCAGGACGCCCGCACCGGCAACCGGATCTACAAGGTGCGCTTCCGGCAGGCGTGGGACGCTTTTCTTTGGCAGAATATCTATGGAACTGCTGGAGCGTAAGGGGTTAGCAACAAGGTGACGTGCAGGGCCGCGTGACACCCCTTACAGAGGCGCACGAACCAG